TACTGTTGAAGTGATAGAGCCTGCTGTGTTGGTTGAGCCAGAGCCGTTGGCTTTCCAGTTCCATGCGACATAGGTGCGACCATTAACACTTTCAAGAGAAGACTTAGTAAATCCATCGCTATCAAATGAATTAAAAGCATTGTAAGTAGATGCTGCCCCTGTGCTGTTTGGAATTAAGATTTTTCCAATGCCACGAACAGCGTCAACAACAACATGGTTATCAACTGCACTCCTAGATTTTGTCCATATAAAATCAGGTTGAAAACCAACACCAGTTACTGCAAGATTAGACCCTGTGCCTGTGTACAAAACAGGATTAAAGAACTTACCCGCTTGCGTAGCCGTAGTCGCCCCAATCGTAGGCGTTGGCAAGTTCTGTGTGCAAAGTGCTTTGAAGCCACTTGGGGCTGTGTAGGCAAATGGGCGTTGACCGAAGTTGCAGTTAAAAACAGCATCTGTCAAACTTGATGCTGATTGAAGACTTAAAACCCAACCACTTGATGAAGCAGGTAAGGTAATTGAGCCTTGGCTTGTGTTATTTTTATAAAAAGTAACAGTTCCCGCAGTAGCATTAACTGCAACACCAATTACATCGCCAGAACCATAGGATGAACCATAAGAAGACCCTGTTCCATCTACATATTTACTGCCATCAATAGCATAATACATGACCGCAGAGAACCCTGATGCAAAACCATTTGGTTGATAAGTGCTAGCACCCGCTAAACCAATAGTATATAAACCAACAGTGCTTCCAACAGATGCTACTTTTACTTCAAAGTACCAACTACCTGATGACATTGCAAAGTTACTAGCAACCCTTGTGTTGCCCATTGCGTAATCTAAATTGCCATTAGATATAGTTCCACCAGTTGTGTTCAAGGGATTTAGCGTAGCGTAATTCCCCCGCACAGTCCCACCCACACCAGTATCAACACCATAGCTTGTTGGCACATCAACAAGAGAGTCATTACCCGCACCCGCAGTCACGCTCAAATTAGTGGGCGTGAAATTGTTTCCATTACCTGAGTAATCTTTTCCAAGCGTAGCTGCTGTGTTGTTGCTGTTGTCGCTGAAATTTACATAGAAACCATTTGTGCCGTATGAGCCAGAATAAGCCTTTGGCCCCCATACGCCTGTTTGCACATTTGTTTCACCAAATGATGATGGTGTTAACTGCTGTCCATCAATCAAATAAACATCCGCTTGATAACCACCAAACCAATTATTAGCGTAAGTTGGCCCTGCCCCAATACGATGGTTAGACGATGCTTGATTAACTGCCGTATCAAAGTTTTGTGGTGGGTATGATGGACTACCAGCAAATGCTGTAACTTGTGTTCCATTAACATACATCTTTACTCGATTTGATGCTGTTGCTTGAGTAGTGTCAATGGCAACAACTAAATGATACCAAGCAGATGGGTCACGAAATACTTGTGCCGTGTTTACAGCGTATGCACCAACATCAAAAAAGACTTGCCATTGTTGGTCGCCACCAAAAGCGGTTGCAAATGTATTGTCGTTAGCACTAAAAATACTTTGATATGGCGTAATTTCTGAACGCTTAACCCAAGCACTCCATGTAAATGTTCTGCGGTTTGTCGTTGTTGATGGCGCTCTTACAAGATAAGCTGTGTCTGCCCTGTTAAAGCGCAAACTGCGTGAGATTTGATAGCCACCATCGCTGACTTGAGTTGTGTTTGAACTAAACATTTATATCCTTAGACTGTGTAGTTCTGTCCAGCCACTGACCCTAGCCAACTGGATGAATCTATGGCTGTGAAGACAAACTTATCTGCCTTAGAAGCTGTAGCTGTAATAGTTGGTGCAGTACCAGCAGGCCACTTAACCGATGCAGGCCAAGTTACTGTGCGAGAACCTGTACCGTCTTGCTTCTGTATCAATGTCAAACTCTTACCCGCTACTGGAGTTGGGAATGTGTAAGTGCAATTGCCTGTCAAAGTGAGAATCTGCACAGAACCACCAGCAAGGTCAATTGTGTAGGCCGTAGAAGTGTTAGCAGTTGCCACTTCTTCTGTGTAGCCATTGGTAAACGTTCCCGCTTCAACTGTTTTATTGGTTAAAGTCTCCGTCCCTGTCAAAGTAGTTAGACCAGCCGCAGCAAAGGTAGCCGCACCAGTACCGCCAGCAGCAATGGCTGTAACGTCACCAGATAGACCTGCTTGCCAATCCTTTAACTGAGACATTAACTCTCGGATAGCATCGTTAATTCCAGATGGCGCACAGCCCTCTGCAATGTTAATTCCGTCAATGTCTGTGTTATTAGCAGGGGTAGTGCTAAATTCACTAATTTTTGTCTTTGGCATATAAGTCCTTAGTCTGGGATAGCTAGACCACGCAGGTCAATTTTAGTTGGTTGTTGAGCTTGATACAACAAGTTAAACATTGTTGGATAGTCTATGTCTGGCATCCTGTTTTGCACATCAAGCAAACCTTTAGCGACACGACCTGCACCATAAGCAGCTTCACCCATCAATCGAGGAGATGAAGTAGCCAATGATGCCCCTGCAAGTGGTAAACCACCAACACCTTGCGCTAAAAACGCAGTAGGAATTGAAGTTGCTCGTTGCAGTCCTCTTGGTGTCCACTCAGAAAGGGCTTGACCTGCCAATGCTGGCATCATTTGTCTGCCACCAGCTTGCTCAAGTTCTTTAGCAAGATTTAAGCGTTGACCATAGTTTGTATTAACATTGTTACGCATCAAAGACTGCAACTTACGCATTGCTGTATCTGCTGATGCTTTATTGTTAAGAGACAAAGCCTTTTCAATCTCACGAATCGTATCTGTTGCATCAGAATACGACTTCATTGTTTTTGAATAAGTTGGTGCTTGTTTAACAATCTCAGACTTAATTCCGTTATAGACTTCATTGACTGAATTTAAAGCAGTCTTTTGCTCGTAAGGAATCTTCTCAAGAATATCGCCAATCTGCTGTTTTAAAGCATCTAAGCCTTCTGGCGTATGAAACTGAGCAGGGTCTAGTTTTCTCCAAGCATCTACTTTAGCTTGTGCTTCTGACAATCTTTCAAAAGCAACTTCATTCTTAACTTGACCTTTAAAAGTAATCTTGTTTAAGGCTTGCTTAACAGCGTTATCTACACCAGTAAGCGAAAGAATAGTTTTATCGCCCTTAATGTTCTTCATGCCTTCACGATAAATGCGCTGTCTTTCAATAGCCATTTCAGCTAAGTTTTGTTTGGCAGCATCAAGAACTTCTAATTGTGGAACTTCACCACGCAAGTTAGCCTTAAACAATTCAGACATTTCACCGCCAGTTTTACCAGCTTGGTAAGCCTGACCAATAGCCTCTGAGCCTACGCCAGTTTGCAATCCAAGACCAGCCTTAGTAGCACCACCTAAAACATCAAGTGTTTTTCCAGTAGTACGAGCAGCTAACATTAAAGGGTCAACAGCACGAGCAGCAGTAGCCAATGCAGGTGCTGCCCTAGTAGGCAACATAGCACCGCCTGTAAGGACAGTAGAAAGGTCTGCCATAACTCCAGCAGGGTCAGTAGCCAAGGCACGTTTAGCACCTTCTACGCTACCATAACGCTCTACATAGTGCTGACCAACTTTAGAAGCTAAGTCACGACTTGCTTTGTCTTCGCCAACTGCTTGCACAAATCGCTCTGGCAATGCGTTTTGCAAGATGCCAGCACCAAGGTCTAAAACAGCCTTAGTTGTTTGAACAGGGCTAGATACCGCTTGATATATATCACCAAGCATTGAGCCGACAGAACTAGGAAAGTTCTTTACAGCACTAACTGCCACATCAGCAGCAGACATTTGTGGTTGAGAAGAAGCCATAGGTTTTTCGGTAGGCTTTTGACCTGCACGAATTCTCTCAACCATTGCCTTTAATTCTGGTGCATCTGGCGCAACATCATCAGGAATATCTGGAATCGTAATTCCGTCTTTTGTAGTTATGGAATATGGCATATTAGTAGTTCACATTAACATTTCTACCTGTATCACCAAATAAAGGTGCTACACCCTGAGACTTTCTGCGCTGTTCAATAAGTTTGACTGTATTTTCCTGTGCAGTAGCAATTGAGTCATTAAATTTCTTCAATGCGTCCAATGTTGCTTTAGTGTCGTTTTTACCAGATGCAGCAATCAAAGCATCAGCAAATCGCAACACATCTTTGTCAGTCTGTACGCCTTTTTCTGCGCTAACCTTTAAGTTAACTGCATTTTTTACTGCTGATTGCAAATCTGCGTAAGCACGACTTTCTTCTGTTGAGTCGCCAGTTAAGTTGGCTGCTTGATAACGCAGATTTTGAACAGGGCCAAGAATTAACTTTGGCTTCTTAGTAACAGGGTCTGGAGTCAATGCGTTAATTGGTGCAAACAACTCTTTCTGTGTAGCTTTGTAGCTATTGATAGCTTGCAAATCCTCATCTTCAGATTTTTGCAAACTTGCTGGCAATGGTTTATTCTTAGTAGCATCAAGTTTTTGTTCTGCAAGCATACGAGCAATTTGTTGATTACCAAGTGCAATGCTTGCTGTCAATGCTTTAGCTTCAGCACTTTGTGTAAGACCTTGCTCTTTATAAGCATTAAGTTGTTTATCTTGAGCCTCAATTCGTGCTTGCACTTGTTTAAAGTCAGAATCTTTTTGCAACATCTGACCAATTTGCGCAACACGAGCATCAACAACAGCAGGGTCTAAGTTCTGCCAAGTTTTTGAATACTGTTGAACAATTGGTTTTAGATTTTTAGGCAAATTAGGGTCTGCCAAGTAAATAGCAAACGGATTATCTTCTTGTTGACTAGCACCAAGGAATCCTGCTTTACGCAAGTCAGGAACAAGTTTAGCCATACTAGCTAAAGATGTTAGTGGGTCAGGAGACAACATAGCCAAGGCTTGTAGCTTGTTAGGGTCAATAGTGCGTGTAGTCTGAGCAGGTCTTACAGCCATGTTTGGCATTAAGTTACCCTCATCATCACGAGCAGGAAATTGACTTAATGCGCCATCGTAAGTAACTTGTTCTGGCGTAGTAGAAGTAGTAAAGATTTGTGGTGCAAGTAAACGAACTTGTTTTTCTTGCTCACGCCTTGCTTCATCTTCTTTACGCTTACGCAATAACTCTTGCAATTGATAGTTCTGCAACTGGCTTTGCATAGCCTCAGACATACCGCCTTTATAGGCTTTCTGACCAAGTTGCAAACCTTCAGCAATAGATTGCCCTGTGTTACCACCCGCAAACAATCTACCAGCTAATGCGTAGAGTGCTTGTGCTTGTGCGTCTTCACGATTACGAGAAATGTCTTCCGCAGACATACCGAGCAGACCCATTGTGTCTGCACCGCTAGTCCCAAAAATGTCTAATAGTCCAGCCATTTTAGTCCTTAACCATAATTGAAGTAGCCTAAGTCAGCCCAATTAGATGAGTCAACTACAGTTGTTGGATTAGAACCCCAATTAGATAACCATCCCATATCTGGAGAACCTAGATTCTTGTAAAGACCACCAGCCGTAGCAGCAGTACCTAATAACTTTTGTAATGTAGAAGTATCAGACGCACCGCTAGTTGTAGATTGTCCTACTCGTCCTAGTGGGTTGCCATATACCAATGACATATAGTTTTGCAAGTTCTGTTGTGGTTGGTTTTGCAAGAAGTTAAAACGCTGAATGTCAGAGCCTAACTGCTGACCTTGGTAACCTTCACGCAACTGACCAGCTTGCAATAGTTGGTTAATGTCTTGGTAATCAGCCGCAGCCATTTGAGGGGCCATGCCAGTAGCTTGTTGCTGACGTTGACGCTCTGCCTCGTAGTTCTGATAGGCTAGTTGACCTGCTGTGTTAGTCAATGCTTGTGCATATTGACCTGTAGCACGATTCTGTAAGTTACCCATAGCACCAGAGCCATATCGACCTGCTAGGCTAGACTTAGATGCAATGTCAGCTAGGCTTGTGTCAAACTGTGACTTAGCCGCTTGTGCAGCAGGGGCAAACGCACCCTGAAAGAAAGGGTTTCCACCTAGATAAGCACCACCAATAGTTCCCTGTAGTTGCTGTTGAGCATAACTTGTCAAAGGACTACCAGCCAACGCACGAGCCTCTAAAGCCTGAACGCCAGCTTGTGTGGTCTGTGAAGGTGCTACAAAGGTTTCGCCTGTGTAGTATTGTGGCCCACCGCCACCATATAAATTAGATGCTTGTTGCAGACCATACGTTAAATATGGTGCAATTGCGGGGTCAACTGTTGATGTGGTAGTAGTAGCCATCTTTACTCCTAAAAGTTCGGATTCCGAGATGGGTCATCCACGGAATACATTATACATAAATAATCAAAATCAACCAATAATTGCATATCTATACTTCTTATTTGCAGTTGAATTTGCAAAGTGGGTAATCGTAGCCGTACCCTGTCCTTGGGAACTAGCGTAGATGTTTGTTGAGGCAGCGAGTGACACTAAGTTAACAGTCGCTATCACAGATGGCGTAGCTGGTCTTGTAGGGCTTGTTCCAGCAGCATAATGCTCAATTACGACACCAACATCTGACGCTCTCCACATCAACTGGATGTAGTCATTAGCTGCTAAATCTACATAAAAGTTCATTGCCCCAATTAAGTGATATGGGTCACCAGATGCTTTTCTCTGGGCTAAACCAAACCTACTATTGGAGGCAGCTATATCTGTTCCATTCTTTCTAAACCAAATATCAGCATCTTGTGAGTCATTGGTAGTATTTTTTAATTGAATACTAAACTGTATGTTATACAGCCCTGCCACTTTTACATTTAACCTAGAACTATTTGATAAAGTAACCCCATTAGAGAAGTCTGTTGTATCAAAAGTAATAGGGTAGGCAGTCGTTGTATTAGCTACAGTCTGGTCTGTTCCGTCTTGAAAAGCCCCATAAGGAGAATAATCAGCAAAAGCAGCAGCAGAGGCAGGGACAAAAATGATAACGCTATCTGGGCCAATCCTTCTGTCTGTCAAAGTGGTGGTTAAAGCCCCACCAGTTGCCAGAGTCAAAGTTCCTGTGTTATTGGTCTTTCCGTCCATGATGCCACGGACTACTTCAGCCACAGCCCTCTGGTCACCACCAAACGCAGGTAGGCTTCTAAACATCAGCGAACCCCTTGTGGCGTAATGTCCACATCAATAGCAACAGCAGTTTTCCAATTAGAACCAGTAGGAACTAGGTTTAGTCTGTGATACCTACCAGCAGAACGCAAGGAAACCCGATTTTCTGAGTCGGCAGCAGTAGAAGTCCCATAAGTGACAGATTGGTTTAGCAATGTGCGTGAAGCAATAGATAACGAGCCAGAGCCATTGTCAACAATAGGTCTAGCCAAAGTCACTACGGAATTAGCACCCACATCTATATCACCAGTTGAGATATTCCCTGTAAGGTTAGTACCAGTAAATGTATAAACTCTAGTTCCGTAAGTTCCACCTAAGAAATACTTACCACCGATATATAGCAACGAATCTAAACTTGTTGTTAAAGCGTCAATACTTCCTGAGATGGCATCTAGGTCTTCCAATGTCAATGCGCCTGATGACACTTCACCCAAGTAATCAGTATTTGCATCTGCATAAGTCCACTTCTTAGTTGCAAAGTTGTAAATCATCAATTTACGATTTGCATCAACTGATTTGTAATTCCAAATTACTAATTTACGAACAGGGTCAATAGTGGCAGACATTGAGTTGTAATCTGATTCACTAGCGTCACTAAGGAAGAACCTATCTACCTTCTCAGCACCAATAGGCACAACTTGTTGCCCATCACACATATAGAAACCATCGTCTGACAAAAAGAAAGTTATACCTTGGTATTGTGCAACAGAGCCTGAAACCATACATCCCTTGTTGCGAGAGATATTGTCAAACTGGAAGATAAACGGAGTACCCACATAAGTCATCCGAGATATTGAACGCTCTAGCAAAACTATACCAAACTCACCACCACGGATTCCCATAATTTGACCGCCATCAGGAATGTCCTGATAGTCAGACTGAGTGTTTACGTTTTCTGTCCAATCTGTCTCATCATTGATAGCTGACCAACGGACACGATATTGTTGCTGTGTCGTTTCTAGCGTATTGGCACAAACAACAAAATCACGCACAACAGTAATAAACTTAGCAATAGGGGCAGCAGCCGATACCTCTGCAAAAGTGCTAGATGTTCCAAGAACCCAAGACTTTAGCTTATCAGCGTTATTACAAATAATAACAGTTTTACCAAACTGAGTAAATCTTACTCTATCGTTTGAGCCAGTTGTTAAGCCTGTATTTACTTGCGTCAAAGTTCCAGAACTACCAACTGTGTAAATCTTAGATGCGCCAGCAGCAAAGGAATATGTATTTCCATCTGGGGCTTTACCCGCATACAAAGAAGTTAAGTTTTCAGCCGCAGCACTAGAAAATGATATAGGCGTAGGGAATGGGCCGTACCCAATGGCTTGAGACACAATATTTTTAGCGTCTGTCAATGAGCCAGATATACCTGATTGGTCAGGCATCCATTCGCCAAATGTTATCCTTGTCGTAGCCATGTGTTACTTCCTTGAGATTGTTCAGTCCATACATTATCATTGGAAGATACTAAAGTCCATGTATTATCATCTTCTGGAACTATCGTCCAATTGTCTCCAAGTCTATGACCATCAGCCGTAACTGTTGATAGACATGATATATCGGCTACGCCAGCATATATCGCAGAAGCAACAGCTACTACATCGGCATTGGCTTCTATACTTGCTACAGCACCTACAACCAAACCACCATTTGCTACTACTGTTGCATCACCAGTAATTGCACCACTACCAAATTGAACCCTAATACCATTAGCAGTTACATCCGCAGTAGCCGTTACAGAAGCTACAGCATTTGCTAAGATTCCACCAAGAGCCGTAACATTAGCATTACCAGTAATAGAACCATCAGCAAACTGAACTCTAGTTCCTGTTGCAGTTACATCAGCGTTAGCAGTTACGCTACCACTACCTAACTGGACACGAATAGCATCTGCAATAACAGTAGCATTGGCATCAATAGCACCAGAGCCAAACTGAACTCTAGTTCCTGCTGCTGAACAAGTAGCAGAGCAATCAATGCTTGCACTTGCAAACTGAATAGCTATTGCATTTGCTGTTACTGTTGCTGAACCATTTACCGCCCCACTACCAAACTGAACCCTTGTGCCATCGGCTGTAACGCTTGCAGACGCAGTTACAGACCCATAGGCATCCCATAGGGTTACAGATGTTGTATAAAGTGAACTATCGAGTGTAAGCGTTAAGCTATCAATGCTAGACTTTAAATTGTCTAGCGAGTCAATCGTCCACGGAGGCAGTAAGTCAGCCATCTCACGCCAAAGTAACGCTCAATGAACCAATAGCAATACGGAACACATCGCCAGTTGCAATTGTTTTAGATGCGTCTAATGGTGAGTGATACAGTAAATTACCTGTAGTCAAAGCATCACGGATTCCAATGTGTGTGATTGTTCCCCATGAACCGCCAGCTTGAGGAAACTCAATAACGGCAGAATTGGTAGAAACACCATTAGAAGGCGCACCAAAAGTTACAGACTGACGAGCATAGCTAGTGCCAGAACATTCAGTTCCAGTATCAGCATCTGTTGGGTCAGTCGTATAAAGTGCCAAGTACACAGTTGTTGGTGCTGTGTAAGCAGTTGCTCTCAATGTTACATTGATAAGAGCATTTTCCAAGTAGTTAGACATTTCAGACATAGTTTCACCTTAAAGTTAATTTCATTGCTAACGGAACACCAGAATACTGAGTATTTTCATCAGACCTAGTGAGGGAAGAAATTGCTCTGTCGTACATAGTTCCCCATGTATTGATACGAGCATCATTCATTAAATAAGGCTCTGCTTCAATCAATGAAGCGTAAAGCAAAGCATCAGGTGCTGTAGTCAGAAATACGTTAGAAACATTACTAACAGACAGATACGCTGGCGCAGAATAATAAAGCATCTTTAACGTATAAATTCCATCAGGTGCAGGTGCTAATTGAAACTCAGCAGCAAGAATAGTGTAAGACTTAGGAACACCAACTTCTGATGTTCTTGGGTCATTAGACAAAGCAGATGGGCTAGAGTAACTCAATGGTTGAATTGGGTTTGTCATCACCACAAAGTCACGAATCTCTAAGAAGTCGCTAGGTACTTCTACAGTTGCATCACCAGAGACTGTGCTAGTTGTTACAGACTTTAGCATCTGGCGAATACGTAGTTCTCTACGCAAACGATTCTCAGCAAATGTAATGAAATCTGGTATCTGGCTTGTCAAGTCAGACCTAGCCAAGTAATTGGCTATTGAAGTCTGTAAATCAGAGTAGGTAGCAAAACTCATACAACTCCTGTCCTAGTGCGCCATGCACGATTCATTGGGTCATTTAACCAAGCAGCAAAACGCTTATCATCAAGAACAGCAAAGCCACGCATGATTCCAGCTTTGTTCAAGTCATCAATAACAGTCATAGGAATAGATGCAACCTTATTGCCAAACAATTGGTCAGACCATCTTGCTCTCTCGTCATACGAGTTGTATTCTTTTTTATTCTGCTCAACAATGTCAGACACATCTTGACGAGTCTGAATAACGATACCGCCCTCACCATCAG